GGACCCCATGAGCACTGAAGACATACATCATGGCTAAGATTATTCACACCGACAACTTCGCAGGCGATTACCCCGACGAGAAATTCGTCACCGGCTTACCTGTGATGAACGCAGAGCAGGCAAAGGTCATCTGCGACGCAATCAACAGTACGCTGCACGAGACGACCGACCGCTGGTATGCAGTGGTCGAGGACGACTACGTGCTGCAGCCTGGCTTCGAACCATGACTCTAATCGAGGTCGCTACCTGCGCGGCACGCATCCTCTTAATCATCGCGGTCATCGTATGCGCTATAACGTTTTTCTACCTATTCTTCTCTGGGACCCCAAGATGAACCTCCCCGACTGCATCTTGACCGGGTGCTATTTCCACGACCCGCTGCAGGGCAAGTTCGTACGTGGCGATCTACACCGCCTAGCCGGTGTTTACATCGTGACAGCCAACACGGTCGAGACGAGCAATACCGACTGGCACTACGGGCAGCCCCCTAGTGGCGACATGATTGTGAGCGCCTTGCAATCTGCCTACTTCGAACGCCGTGGCGTCATTGTGTTCGCCGCCAAGGTGACCGAGTTTAATAGGCGAGCTGAGGAATACCTGGCTAAGTGGCGGTTTCCAGAACCAAAAGGTAACATTACCTAGCTCAGGAACAACTTGTTCCACTTCAATTAGCGGTTGGGCTGGTTTGGCAGGGTATCTGGGATACATTACATAGGTCGCAGCAAACAAGCGGCACCTAACACCAACCCCAGAAAGGCACACCATGTTTTACGTAGTCACCAAGAACCTCAACGCAACCGGCCAACGTGTTCTGCTGGCATCTCTCGGCAATCGTGAAGAAGCCCGCGAGTTCGCCCGCAACAACGAAGGCACAGTTAAGACCGAGGCAGACTTCAACCAGTTGACCGCTGATGGTAAACTGGCCGCTCCCCTCCCCGCAACCCCAGCCGATGAAAAGGAACCCATTATGACAAACGAAACCAGCCCCGCCGCCGACAAGACCGACGACGTCACCACCAATGTGACCGCTCCCGAAGAGCATCCCGTTGCCGCCGACGAGTCCATCATGGGCGCTGCCGAGAAGGTCGCCGGCGAACAAGCCAAGCGCACCACGGTCGGCAAGAAGGAAAAAGAAGAACCCAAGCGTGTGAAGACCGCCGACGACGTGCTGGCACGTGCCCGTGAGCACGCCAAGAACCTCGACAAGCTGGTGCGCACGAACCAGATGTCCAAGGTCGACTTCGTTCGTGCCCTGGCACTCTGGGAAGATAAGGCTCTCACCCGCGGCGACGCACTGACCATCACGGCAGACCGCGAGCTCGGCATTGCCCCGGCAACCGTGAGCACGCAGTTCCAGTACGCTCGCAGCCAGAAGTGGGATGCCCATCAAGAGCGCGCCGAGAAGCGTTCGACCGAAGCCGAGGCACGTGAAGCCAAGAAGAAGGCCGACGAGGAAGCCAAGGCCAAGGCCAAGGCTGACCGCGAAGCTGCTGCCAAGGCCAAGGCCGAAGAAAAGGAAGCCAAGGCCAAGGCTGACAAGGAAGCCAAGGAAGCCAAGGCCAAGGCCGACGCTGAAGCCAAGAAGACGGCAACCGCCGAGTGAATCAACCGCGGGGCTTCGGCCCCGCTCTTAACAGAAAGCTAGAAATGAAATCAATTGCAATCCTCTCCCTTGCCCTCATCTCCGCCAGCGCGTTCGCATCAGCCGATGAAGACGTCGGCACATGCATGGCCTACATGGTAAAGACAGCCCGTGGCGAAGCCGCACTTCAAGCAGCGATGAATATGGCAGCTAATGGAGCCGTCGCCTTGCAGTACGCAAAGATCTCAATGCGCAAGCCGCTTGAGTTGTCAGAAGGTGATGCCTGCCGTCGCATCGGCATTTACCCCAGCAAGTGGAAAGTCGGCAAGCTCAACTAAACCAGAAAGCAAACCATGGCCATCGACCGCGCAAACAAACCCTACGACCCCAGCGACAACAAGCCAGGCACCACTTTCAACAGGCCGGTCAACCCGACCTACCTGGGCACCACTGAACCTCCCCCAAAGCCCGGCGTCTCTGGTGGCTTGCTGGCATGGGTTCTCACTGCTGCCGCCATCACAATCATCATCGGCAGTGCCCTGTTAATGCTTTTCAGGTGAAGCACAACGACAAGCCTGTGCCACGCGAGAAGCCAGGTCCAACTCGCGACAAGCCTTCCAGGCCACCGGAACCAAAGCCGGTCGTCTGGGAGCGGGCAACACCGGCTGACCTGGCAACCTTCGATCCGGCCTCCAAGGTCTGTACCATGAACTGCGGGCCTGCCAGCGGCGACCCGCGCAGCTACGCGGAGCGCAAGTTTCTCTGCGACGATTGCATTCCAGCCTGGGCAGGATGCCCGGCAGTATTCGTGCTATAATCTGGTCATGAACAAACGTACCCTCTCCGACCTACAACAACGCTGGCTCGCTTCCAATTGCGAACGCAGCCAGTTCCTCAGCTCTATTGCCGTGCAATACGGTGAACGCGGATGGATTTCTGAAGCTCAGTATCAAGCCCTGGCCAAGTGGGCAGCCAAAGACCCGAGTGTCAGGTGGTAAAAATTTAGCGCGACAGTACCCTGGCTAATGGGGTACTTTCGGGCTATAATTTAAGCCCCTACACCAGAAAGGTAAATTCATGAAATTGCACGTCATCCCTATGTCAGAGCGGTCAGACCATCCCTACTATCCGCTCACGGCTGCTGGCACAGAGGAAGAGCTCACTGCAGTAATCAATCAAGTAATTCTCGACGACGAAGACCTGGAGGTTAAATCAGTACGAGGCGAAATCATGGGCGTACTGCCCGCGGATGCCAGCCTGACTGATCTAGTCAGATGGGTCAATCGGCACAGCATGGACCTCGAGGTCGTGTTGGAAATTGACGACTAGCAAAATTCTTTTGGCCCCAGCACAGTTCTGGGGCAAATCTGGGGTACATTAACTCATCGCCGAACGGTTCGGCGAACAACAGAAAGACAGAAATGACCATCAGCCTCCTGAACATGACCCCGACCAAGACCTATGCCACGCGTGAAAACGCTGTCAAGGCAGTTGAGAAAGCCTTCGGCCCGCGGATGGCACAGGGCGGCGAGCGTCTGGACTTCGTGATCGTGGCAAACCCTGAAGGTCGTTTCTTCCCTCTGTTCCTGGGTGAACGCGCAATTCAAGGCGGCGTCCACTTTCACTTCTGCGTCGCGAACTAAAATCAAGAAGGGGGCACAGCCCCCTCGAGGAACAAATGTCGTATTTCAAGAACATTCCTGCACGCCCGAACTGCATCTACTGCGGCAAGCCCGTGGCCGACGAGGCCTGGGACGAGGAGTCCCACTCGTGGTTCAGCTACGGCCCGAACTGCATGCTGTCGCACCCGCAAGGGCGCTACGCTGTGCGCATGACCGAGGGGGATTTGTCGATCATCTACTCGGTCAAGCTCACCACGATGAGCCGTGCGGTGTCGATGGCGGACTACCTCACCAGAATGAATCCGCAGTACAAAGGCCGGGTGACATTCACCGCGGTCGACCTTGGCAAGGGCGTTGCCCATGAGTGCAAGACCAACCATCACTGAGAAACCAAAATGAGCTTCGAAGATTACAAACAGAACATCTCCGCCAAGGCAAAAGAGCTCCGCCGCCAGGAGGCACTCGCCACCATGCGCCCGCTCTACGACGCGGCACGCGCTCAGATCCTGCCTGACTTAAAACAACACGGTCTAGTCGAGGCCATTCTGAGACACGAAAAGCGTAAGCTGGCCATCGACCTGGCTGTCAGAGATACATCTTCTAACAATTGAATGCGGCGAGGCGGCGGGAGCTGCCTCTTTTCAGGGTACATTAACTCATCGCCGAACGGTTTGGCGAACAACAGAAAGGCCTCCAAAATGAACTCCTCCTCCAACGTCCTCGCCCTCGTGTCCAAGCTCGCCAAGGCTGGCTCCTCGCTCACCGTCCACGCTGCCCGCGGCAAGAAGCTCGAAGGCAACTTCCGTTCGGCCTACATGGCCAGCCGCTTCGACGCCCTGCGCGCCCAGGCAATCACCGCCGCTTGCTGGGAATCGTACTGCCACGCAGCCGGTGTTGCCGTCGAGTTCACCGGCGCTGACTTCTTCGTGGCATAATCAAGTTTCCCCAATCAACACCGCAAGGCACATCATGTACGCAATCTTCGAAGACCTGGCTCGCGCATACGTCGGTCCGTTCCGCACACAAGAACAAATCGACGAACACTGCAAGTTCTGCGAAGGCCGTGGCGACGGTGCTGTGTACCTCGGCAACGTCAACGACAATGAAGTCCCGGCCGACGCGTTCACACTCACACCCGAGCAGGATCGCTTCACAACTTTGTTCTAACCCCTCCATCCCCCCTTAAGGGGGGAAGGTAGTCCCGAAATATTTTCAATAGAAAGCACATCATGACAACATCCAACATCAACACCGAGCGTGAGTCCGTCCTTCGCCGCGTTCAGAAGCTCCTGGCCATCGCCAACGACGACCGTGCCAACGAGCACGAGGCAGCTGCCGCTGCTGCCCAGGCTGAGAAGCTCATGCGCAAGTTCAACATTGACTTCGCCCAGGAGATCGCCAACGACGTGCGCAAGGGTCACGGCGAGCACATGGTCGTCGCCGATGTCGTGGCAACCGCCAAGGACAACGGAACGCCCTGCGAGCGCGTGCCAGGCTGGGCACAGTGGATTGCCGTGGCGGTGGCCCACATGCACGACTGCGGTGCCCGTAGCCAGTACACCATCACTGAGAAGGGGCAGGAAGCCTGCATCCGCTTCTACGGGTACGACACCGACGTCAAGGTCGCCTCGTGGACGTACGAGTACCTCATCAAGACGGTGAACCGCCTGTGCAAAGAGTTCCGCAAGCACCCGCGCTACCTGGCTGGCGGTCGCGTCGTGATGAACTCCTACCGTAACGGCATGGCCACGGGCATCCTGCACACGATCGAGGCTGTCGCCGCGGAGCGCCAGGCCGAGCAGCAGGCCCAGGTCGCCAGCCGGGCGCTGGTCGTGGTCAAGCAGCACGCCATCGCAGAGAAGTTCGGCGAGTTCAAGTACGAGTCGCGCACCACGAAGTCGAAGTTCGACCCGGTGGCGTTCCACGACGGCCGCGAGGCTGGCAAGAAGATCGACGTCAACCGCCGCGCCATTGGTGGCCAGGCTGACGACCGTGCCAGAATTGACGAGTACGTTAAACGCGTCGGTCACAACTAGTAACAAAGAAGATGGGTTCCTCAACGTAGGAGCTCATTTTCTGCCCCATAATACACCCATCGCAACACGTTGTTGCGACAACCCCAGAAAGGCAAATCATGGCTAAGCTCCTCGCTCTCACGAACTCCGACATCGCCCGTTCCGCTCCCAGCGTCTTCGCTGAAGAAGCAGGTCCCGGCGCTTCCGACCGCTACCAATTCGTTCGCACCGCCGACGTGATTGACACGATGCGCAGCGAAGGCTGGGAAGTGGTTAGCGCCACGCAATCGCGCACCCTCAACTCCGAGAAGAAGCCCTACGCAAAGCACCTCGTGCGTCTGGTTCACAATGACTACCTCACGGGCAAGCTCGCAGTGGGCGACTACGTGCCGGAGCTGGCCATGACGAACAGTCACAACCGCACCTCGGCCTATGAAATGATGGCCGCTCTGAAGGTGCTGGCGTGCCTCAACGGTCTGATGATCCCCTCGGCAACTTACGGTCGCATTCGCGTGCTGCACAATGACCCGAAGATGATGGACCACATCCTCGACGGCACGAACCTCGTTCGCGAAGTTCACACGAACCTGGCACTGCCCCGCATCGAAAAGATGAAGAAGGTCGAGCTGAGCAAGCAGCAAGCCATCGAGTTCGCCACGGGCGCAACCCTCCTGAAGTGGGGCGAGAAGCGCGAAGACCACGTCGACGGCCTCCTGTCTGTGCGTCGTGCTGAAGATGACAGCAACACCCTCTGGAGCGTGTTTAACCGCGTGCAAGAGAACGCCATGAAGGGCGGCTACGCTGCACAAGACCGCGGCGGTCGCAACATCACCGTCTCGGGCATCCACTCGGTGAACCGTGACATCGACTTCAACGGCAATATCTGGACCTTCGCCAATCGCGTGCTTGACATCGTCGCTAAATAATCGGGTATAATGGGGCTTCGGCCCCATCAACAGAAAGACAGAAATGATCCGCATCCCTACCCTCGCCGCGCTCAGCGCAAGCACCGTTCACGACTACACTGCAGAGGCCTCGAGCCTGGGCCTCCCGCCTGGCAACTGGCCCTCAGCATTCTTGTTCGCCGAATACCTCGGCAACGGCCAGCCCTTCTACCGGACTGGCTATCACATCGAAGCTGGCGACCTCGTCGCCGTCGACTACAAGCAGCACCTCGGCTGTCTCACCCTCCGCGTTTACAACGACTAACTCATGATCATGACCACTGGCAAATACACGCTTTCCGAACGCCGAAGCATCACTCTCCTCGGCGGCTACCCTGTGCGAGAAATTCTCGACCCACAAGGGAAGCCGATCATTACAGTCGCACTCATTCAAGAAAAAGGCCTGATCGATTTGGCCGAACTCCTCAACCATCTCAACAGGGGCATCACATCATGACCGGCAAATTCAAACTCACTGGCGACACCGTGCGCGAGCACCTCTTCAACAAGTTCACCGACGACAATGCCCTCGTCACCGAATACTGCAACGAGGCCGAGCATCAAGAAGGCTACGAAGTCTGGGAGGTCATGTACGAGAACGATCTCGACCAGATCGACGAGGACTTCAAACTGTACCGCGACAACAGTGGCGACCCGGCTGGCACCGGCATCCCAGGATGAACTTCGTCTTGCCCTGGGAGCACTGGTCGAAGCTCGATAAGCGTATGCTGATGCGCAACCTAGCCGAGAGGGTAGGTGCGCGCGACGCCACGCACAACGACATCGAAGAAGCGCTCCTCGTCTACTTCCCCGGCGAGTCGATTGAAAACGACTTATTTCATAGCCTCGTGACAGAGGTATACGCTCACCTAGCCCGCAACCGCGGTGTTGACTAATGGGATACGCAATCACACACTCACTTGCCAATGGCCTCACGGCGAACCTCTCCGTGTCCAAGCCTGGCGTGTACGCCGTCTACGACTCACTCGGCAAGTTCATCACTTACGCGAAGAACCTGGCCGTCGCAAAAGAATTTGCGAAGAACTATGTACCGCTGAATTCCGCGGTATAATCATTCATCGCCCCACACCGGGGCGTCTAACCCAGAAAGGCTCATCATGAAACTCTCCCACGCAAATCGCTTCCAGGCTGGCGACGTCATCCGCGCGTACGAATTCCAACCGATGGCAGGTCGTAACGACTGCTACCACGAGGGCAAGGTCGTTGAGGTCTGCAACCGCGAACATGGCTTCGACGCCTACCTCATCGAAGTCACCCGCCACGTTTTCGACGGCCAACCAGAATCCTTCCGCTCGGGTTTGCAAGTGATCGTGCCTCACCTCGTCGCGTTCCGTGAGTACGCTCACCGCATTGTGGCCCTCTAAAAATTCATGTTGATGGGGGCAGTTTGCCCCTATAATTGAAGCTCACCCCAGAAAGGCAAGTCACCATGACTACAGAATTGAACGAGATGACCATCAGGTCCAACCGCCAGCGCAACATTGTTTGCGTCTTCAAGCGCGGCCCCAAGCAGACCTACTACGTCGGCATCGACGGCCCTCAGCTGGCTGTCTGCGTAGCCGACAACGAGAAGTTCGAACGCGAATTCTTTCACACCCCGATCAAGAAAGTAGCAGGCGTTGAGCTCGAGTACACGCCGGTCGAATTCGCAACGAGCTACATGAAGACGGAAGCTCGCAAAATGATGCCGATAGCGCCTTCGGCCTTGCGTGTCTTGACAGCAATCATCCGTGGCAGTCAGCCAGCCGTTGATAGCGGCGAGGGCGCTGACGAATCACCCCAAATGGAGAGCATCATGACAGCAGCGAAGGACGAAGGGTTCCGCAAGCCCGATGGCCCTGTGGCCAGGGTTCACAAGTTCCTCGACACAAAGTTCGACAAGATCCGCAAGGGCTTGATGAGCCGCAAGGAATGCATTGATGCGCTGGTGGCCTCTGGCATCAGTGAAGGTACGGCAGTGACCCAGGCTGGTGTCTGGGCGCGCAACAACGGCATCAGCTTCGCCAGGCCGGCAGCGGCAGCGGAAAAGAAAGCCGCCGCCAAAGAAGCAAAGGCAACACCGACGGCAGCGGCAGAATAATCCCCGTCGGCCCCGTGGATTGGGGTTGACTTCATCAACCGAACAGGAGTTCAAGTGAATACACTACAGCGAGAGAAAGCGCTCGTCATATTGTCGGGCGGGCAGGATTCAACGACGTGCCTGCTATGGGCTAAGCAACGGTACAAAGAGGTACACGCCCTGACGTTCGACTACGGGCAGAAGCACCGTATCGAGATCGACGCGGCCTCGTGCATTGCCGGCATGGTCGGTGTTGCCTCACACCGCATCATCAACGTGGCTGGCACCCTCCGCGGTCGTAGCCCACTGATCAACCCACACGTCGAGCTCGAAACGTACAACAACTTCGACCAGATGGAGCAGGTGATTCAGAACCGTGTCGAGGTCACGTTCGTGCCATTGCGCAACATGCTGTTCCTCATACTGGCTGGCAACTACGCGCTATCGCTCGACTGCTACGACCTCATCACCGGCGTGTGTCAAATGGACAATGCCAACTATCCCGACTGCACCGAGAATTTCATCGCCGCGACAACCTTTGCCATGCAAGAGGCACTCGGGATGAATCGCGACGATTACATCCGGGCCGACCGGCCGCAGCTGCGTGTTCTTACCCCACTCATCGACCTTACAAAGGCCGAGACGGTCAAGCTCGCCGCCAGCTTCCCAGGCTGGGATAAGGTCATGTCGATGAGCCATACCTGCTATGCCGGCGAAACACCCCCATGCGGGCGGTGCCATGCGTGTGTGCTGCGCGCGGAAGGCTTCAGGCAGGCTGGGGTACCTGACCCACTGATCGAGCGCTGGGCAATGATTAAAGCCCGCTGGCCGAACGCCCTAAAGCAGGGCATCACGGTAGGTGAGATTGCCGTGTTTATGGAAGACCCCGAACACTTCCATCACACGCCTCCACCTGGCACAGCAACCGACAAAGATGCGGAGAAAGCATGAACGACGTCACACCACATCAGAGCACAAAAATCTACTGGAACTACCCTTGCGCGCATCGGAACACCGGCACAAGGGCGTCTGCGCCTTCGTGCACGGGTACTCGCGCAGCTTCCACTTTGTCTTCGGGTCCAGCGATCGCGACGCTTGCGGCTTCGTGGTGGACTTCGGGCAGCTAGGCTGGGTGAAGTCGTTCCTCGATGAATACTTCGACCACACGCTCCTACTGTGTGAGGACGACCCGCTGCTGCCAGCGTTCCGCGCTATCGAGCAAGCAGGCGGCGCGAAGATTCGCCTGTTGCCCTACGGTGTCGGCATGGAAAGCACAGCGCAATGGGTTTGCGAATGGGTGAACGGACATCTAATTTCGAAGTCGTTAGGCCGATGCTGGGTCATCAGCGTCGAGGTACGCGAGAACGACAAGAATTCGGGGATCTATATCAACCCTAGGAACTGACGATGCACAGCCTTCTAGACCCTCCTGTCAAGCGAAAATTCCCAATCATCAACGCAGACGTTAACGCCACGAAGAACTCGTACGAGATGCTACAGCCCGACCAGCTCCTGATTCACAGTATGTTTCACACCATACAAGGGGAAGGCCCATACGCCGGCCAACCCGCTCTATTCATACGGCTGGCGGGCTGCAACATTGGGCTGAAGCAAGACTGCCCGTGGTGCGACACGAAGTTCCACCTGGCGGATGGCCGGGTGACACAAGCACACGATGCCATCATGCACGAGCTGCAAGCGCACAAGTGCGACCTCATCGTCTTCACTGGCGGTGAGCCTCTTTTACAATGGCAACAGATCAAGCACATCATCGCCCAGGTCGACCCGCACTTCGGAATGCTCAGCCGGCCGACCTGGCAGTTTGAGACGAACGGGTTGCTGCTGCGTGAAGAGATGATCGACACCGCACGCAAGCACGGCCACATGCGCTTCGTGTGCTCACCCAAAGTACCGCACACTCGCAGCACGTATTCAGCTATGCCGCACCTCTGGCTCAATAGTGCGGACGTGCTAGACCTCAAGTACGTTGTGACAGCTGACACGGCATCACCGTATTACGACGTACCAGAGGACGCACTCGTCGCTGAGAACGACATCTACATCAGTGGCATGGCTGTCTACAAGCGTAGCACCTTGCCAGGTGAAGTAGCCACCATCTGGGACGACACACTGATCGACCAGAAGGAAACAGCCAAGAACTATCGACACGCTGCACGGCTGGCGATGGACTACAACCGGCGCATGACGTGTCAGACACATTTGTTCGGAGGTGTTGAATGAGCCCACTCGAGGAGCCTATCCCACTCGGTCCATTGCAAATGGTAGAAGCAGTTGAGGATCAACTTCGCATCATCGAAAGCATTGAAAGCTACGACGTGCCATTGCGTGAAGGCATCCAAGAAACGCCGACGCGTGTGGCCGAAGCCTGGCGCGACTATTGGGCCGCTGGCTATCGCGTCAATGTCGATGCTCTGCTCAAAACGTTCCTGGACGGAGCCGACGGTGTTGACGAGATGATCGTCGTGAAGAACATCCCGCTCTACTCACACTGCGAGCATCACCTCGCCGCTATCTTCGGCACCGCTACGGTGGCCTACATCCCGAACGGCCGCATCGTGGGGCTGTCGAAGATCAACCGTGTCGTGGACGCATACGCCAGGCGATTGCAAGTGCAGGAGCGACTCACAGCGCAGATTGCCGATGCCATCAATCGGAACCTCAAGCCAATCGGCGTCGGCGTACAAGTACGCGCACGGCACCTGTGCATGGAAAGCCGCGGCGTGTGCCAGCAGGGGCACTACACAATCACAAACGCCTTGAAGGGGGCAATCAAAGATGACGCAAAAGCACGGGCCGAGTTCCTCGCCGCCTGCAATGGAGGATAAATGGGCACTAGAGAAAGCAGTGGCAATCATCATACTACTTCTCTGGCTATTGCTATATGGTGAAGGTTTATGAACCACGCCGAGGACTTCAATGACTGCATTAAGATTTATGCTGCTGCTCGTTACAACGGTCATCGGGCAGACTCTACAAGCGGCAATCCGATGCAGATTGCTGCTGCCTCCGAGTCCTACCCGTTCCACCTCGAGAGCTATCACTATGTCGGCAAAGGGCAAGTCGATGAAGTGATCCGCCGCAACGGCCACAAGATATTCATGGACTCGGGCGCGTTCTCGATGTTCACGCTGGGTGCCAAGGTTGATCTCGACAAGTACGCACGCTACCTAGTTGCGTCACAAGACTTTGTCGAGATTGCATCGAATGTTGATGCCATCGGTGCCGGCCTCGAGGCGGAGAGCTACGCTAACCAGAAGTACATGGAGTCACTCAAACTGCCCGTGCAAGTGTGCCCCGTCCACCATGCCCGCGATCGAGATGAATGGCTGGTACGGTACTTGGACGAAGGCTATGACTACATCTTCCTCGGCGGTATGGTCCCAGAGGCAACACCGTACTTGATCGACTGGCTTGATCATGTCTTCGACAAGTACCTGGCGAACCCAGATGGGTCACCCCGAGTCCGTGTGCACGGATTCGGGTTGACGACGTTCGAGCTCATGGAGCGCTACCCGTGGTACTCCGTGGACTCGACATCGTGGGTCATGATCTCGATGTTCGGTAGCTGCATCATGGACATCGGCGGCAAGCGTCGGGCCATCTCGTTCTCCGAGAAAAGTCCGAACACCAAGACAGAAGACAAGAGCTTCTGGAGCCTGGACAGCGTGACGCAGAAGTACGTCACTGATCTCCTACACGCAGAGGGCTTCAAGCCGGAGGACCTGGCTACGAACTACGGCATGCGCGACGCGTGGAATCTCCGCTACTTCAAACACTACATGAAGAAACTAGGTCGCCCAACATTCATGCGGTCAGCTGTGACCTTCTTCTAATGAACCTCGAAACTCTCAAGTACCTATGCGCACACACAGGCACGCTACTGCCAGCCTTCCAGAAGCTACACATCTACGACGATGAAAACGGCGATCGTCGTGCCCAGGTCAACAACGGGCGCTATACAGTAGACGTGCCAGCCAACATGCCGCTCTGCACAGTTGATGCCGCGAAGCTGGCGAGTGCCTGGACGGTCTGCGACGGCGACCCGGAGTTCCGGGTAACGGACGCTAGTTTGATGGTCCTGGGTCGTGCCAGGCGGTCCCGTATCGGTCTGTCAGAGGCTAAGGAATACCCACGTACTACCCCCACTCCGAAAACCTCCCACACACCCTCTGGTGTCAGTGCCCTCATTGAACAACTCAAACCCTTCGTGGCCACCGACTCTTCGAAGATATGGGCCAACGGCATCTGTCTTCACAACGGGTTTGCCTACGCCACGAACAACGTCATTCTGTGCCGCGTCCCATTCCCCACGGTGTTGCCTGCGACGGTGATCGTGCCCTCCGCATGCTTCGATGCCGTAACGACAAAGGGCGAACCGATTGACATGGGAGTAACCGATGACAGCGTCACGTTCTACTTCGACGACGACTGCTGGGTGAAGACGCAGTTAATCGCGGCCTCCTGGCCGACCCATGTCGTTGATGGCTATGTGAACGGGCTAGCAGAGACTGATTGGGCAACACCGCACAACGCGCTGGCTGGCGTGCTCGACGCCGCGGTGAAACTGGCGGACATGCGCATACCCGTAGTGGAGTTCCGCGAAGGCGGACTCAAGCTACTAGACGAAACATTCGAGGCGGACGACCTCGAGCTACCAGCAACAGGGAAGCTCAATGCGCGCATGGCGGCATTGGTCTTTGAGCACGCCACGGCTATTCAGTGGCACATCAAACCCGACACACACGCCTTCAAAGCTGGCGAAGTGATCGGACTATTCGGAGGTCAAAGATGACACGCATTGAAGAGATTTACCATCAGATGACAGTGCTCAACACAGAAATCAAAGAGCGCAACGACAAGATAAACAAACTCATGGACGAAGCCCTCGAGCTCGTGATGAAGAGCGTCCAGGAAAATAAACGTGAGCCAGTGCATCACACAGCCTACGCCGACCCGGCAAACATGCATGTACTCGCAGGCACACTACCGCCCAACATTCTGAAGAAATAAATGCTCCAGCGTGACGATTCGATCGGCTTCTTCTGGGAAGAGATCCAGGTCAAAGAGAAGCGGATCAATTATGACCGCCCGACGCCGCCCATTCCTGAAACAGGATGGGTTGCGCCAGGCGAGTTTCCCAGGCTATCTGATGTAAGAGTCCTCGGACTAGACACTGAGACTAAAGATCGTGCCCTCGTTGAAAAGGGTCCAGGCTTTAGGCGCGAAGGTGAAGAGGGTGCACACATCGTAGGCATCAGCGTCGGCACGGTAGACGGTGGCCGCTGGTACTTCCCAATGCGGCACAAGATAGCACCAGAGCAGAATCTCGACCCTGGCCATGTGCTGGCATGGGCGCGCGACAACCTGTGCACCGAGGGCCAGGCAAAGGTCGGTGCGAACCTGTCCTATGACGTGGATGCCTTGTGGAGCGAGGGCGTCCCCGTGAGCGGACCGTTCATCGACGTACAGCACGCAGAAGCGCTAATAGACTCTAATAGATTTACCTATAACTTGGACGCCCTAAGCAAGTCGTACCTCGGCGAGACGAAGGTAAAGAACGAGCTCGCTGCGTGGATTGAACGCGCCTACGGTGACGGCGATCACTACCGTGCACATATCTGGGCGGCACCTGCTTGTCTCGTGGGACCGTATGCAGAGGGGGACGTAGACTTGCCCCTGCGCATATGGGCCAAGCAACGTCCCATCATAGAGCAGCAGCTCATGATGGGTCTATTTGATTTAGAGACCGAACTCATCCCGATGATGGTCCAGATGCGGCAGAACGGTGTGCGCGTTGACATCGAGTACGCCAAGCGCCTGGACGACGAGCTCACCGCGGGCATCCTCGAGGCCGACGCCAGAATCATCGCTGTGTCGGGCGGCACCATACGCGAGCTCAACCCAGACAAGGACATCGGCAAGAGCGACCTCGCAGCATTGTTCGACGCAGCCGGTGTTGCCTATCCGAAGACCGCCACGGGACAACCGTCGTTCGTGAAAGAGTGGCTGGAGCGCGTGAAGCATCCGGCTGGTGAGCTAGTTCGACACCGCAGGCAACTTCAGAAGTACCGCAACACATTCGTCCGCTCGTACATCCTGGACAAGCATGTCAACGGTCGGTTGTTCGCTCTATTCCATCAGCTCAAGGGCGACGAGAACGGTACCGTGTCCGGACGGTTCTCGAGTAGCTTGCCGAACCTACAGAACATCCCAGCACGCGATGAGTATTGGGGTCCGAAGCTCAGAGCTCTATTCATACCAGAAGAGGGCGAGCAGTGGGTCCGCCACGACTGGTCGCAGATCGAGTACAGGTTCCTCGCACACTACGCCCGCGGGCCGTCTGGTGAGGCTGTGCGCCAGCAGTACAACAATGATCCGACCACTGACTTCCACGAGATGACTCTGGACTTCGTGTCGCCGTTCACTGGCTGGGACGTTAGCACACCAATGAAGCGCAAGGGCTGGCGCAAGCCGGTGAAGAACATCAACTTCGGGCTTGTGTACGGCATGGGCATCGACACACTGATCTCCTACCTGGGACTCTCACGTGAGGAGTCCGAGTACATCATCCAGCAATATCACAACGCTGTCCCATTCGTTCGTGCCACGTACAACGTTGCCCAGAAGCGAGCAGCCGAGCGAGGCTTCATCACGACCTTCGGTGGCCGGCGTGTCCGCTTCGATCTGTTCGAGCCACGCTGGGGCAGCGAAGGGTATAACGGCAAGGCCATGCTCTACGACGACGCTGTCGAGACATGGGGACCGCGTGTAGCTCGTGCCTACACTCACAAGGCACTGAACGGTCTACTGCAAGGCAGTGCCGCAGACCTAATGAAAACAGCCATGCGAGATATTCATCGCAGTGGTGCCACGAAGGTCATTGGCGTTCCGAAGCTCACCTGTCACGACGAGCTCGGACACAGCGCCAATAGAAGCCCGCAACATCAGGAAGCAATCAAGGAGGTACGTCACATCATGGAGAACTGTATGACACTGAATGTCCCGATCCGTGCTGATCAAACACGCGGCCCGAATTGGGGGGCGTGTGCATGAACTACGAACTCTGGTCCACCGAGACAGATCGTCTGCTGGGAACAATCGATGTCCCACGACACGTCAGCGAAGAGATCGGCGAGCGTGTGCCACTCAAACTGAAAGGCTACGTCGAGGCATCCAACGGCAAGAAGTACAACGCCATTGAAGCCCTCGTATGCAAGATGAAAATCAACGACAAAGAATATTGGGCTCTTGAAACAAATCTGCCGCTCTACTTTGTCCTGAAGCTCGAAGGCTTCGCTCCCAAGCTAGAGCGTCCCAGCCTGGCGCAAATGTTCTACATCAACAAGTCGAACCAAACAGGAAGCAGTGACTGATGACGGACGACCAAATTGACACCATCTGGCATCTGAAGGTAGGTACGCCAGCGACTATTGCTGTGCGCATCTTTGCCCACGCGTTGCTCGATGCATCACGGGAAGAATTAAAGCAAGCATTTCAACTCGGACAAGACTACTGGCGACTAGCAGACAGCGACTCCCCTAAGCAACAAAGTCGCGCTGAAGAAACACAGGCCAAGTTCGAGGCGCTGCTTAAGAGACATGGATGAGGTCGGCTTCTGGGCCGAGCGGATTCGTCCCAACATCACCAAGAGCTGCCAAGAGCTCCACTTGCGCTTCCATCTCGAGCGCATCGAAAATGTGGTGGCCGATGGAACGCCAGACGTCAACTTCTGCATCGACGGTGTTGAAGGTGGCATCGAGTTGAAGTTCAGCGACACCTCACCGGGCGACACCGCACAGGTGCTAGGCATCCAGCACGGCATGCGACGGTCCCAGATCATCTATGCTTCACGCAGAGTATGGGCTGGCGGGCTATGCTGGTGTCTCATCGGCAACAGGATGGCGACCTGGCTGGTAGACCTCCGAGGGATGTCCCCGGCCGACATGGCCTCCCTCTCGGTCGCCAGTAGCGCCAGGCTGCGCCAGGTCGCTGCCTGGCACTGCGGTCAGCGTATGGGTGGTACCCTACCCCTAGCCCTTATTGAAAGACTGCCAGGGGCCGGCACTACTCTTCCTCTTCTTTCTCCGCAAAAAGTGGAACGTAGCTGACGGCGTTTGCCTTCACGCCGACTGATGTAGCGAACGACGCTACCGCCTTTTGCGCTTCGGCTTTCGACTCGAAGGTCTTCGTCCCCTCTGCGATTACCGTCTCGCCGTTGTCGCTCTTGAAACGCCAGGACCAGACGCCGCTGGAACCTTCGCTGACTTCGATCTTCATGCTAACTCCTAATCTGTTGAACGTGTGCGTGAGCCAAGCGCACTAGGTGGTTCACGACGGCTCGCAAAGGATGACCCGAGCCAGAAGGCTCCGATCGTTGAAAGCGAACCGATGATGGCCGTCACCACAATCAGTCTAACCTCGTCGGTGTAGATTTGTCCACCGCCCTCTCTTAATATTTCCCAAGGGAACAGGACCACGAGCACCATCATGACAACAAGACCGAGCATGACCATCGAGATGACGAATGCTGGTTGTGTGAGCAATGACAACGGCTGGCCTTCTGGCGTCCGCATCTGGGCAACGGCAATACTGTAATCACGAGCTGCTGCAATACCTCCGGCGCCAGCTTCTTGAATGTTCAGATAGTTCTTCTCAATAGCCTGCTTGACCGCGGTTGCCTGGACAGGATCAGCCTTGATTGCTTCAATGACCTCCTGCTCGTTCTTTGCACCGATGGCGTCCTTCGCTACAGTGAACACCGCTTCAGCTGCGGCAATGTTCCGCTGCGACACTTCAGAGCCGGAACCAAATATCTTTGTGAGCTGCGGGACCAATTGAATAAGTGTCGGCAACAATGCCGCAACGATGGCTGGAATAGGCATGGCTTTCTCCTGTTGCAATTCAACGCCAAGGTCGGTATTGCCTTGAGCTATCTCCGCTGTCTTGGTAGCGATGTGAGGTAGCTTAGCGGGAAGCTCTTTGACCGGCAGCATCATTGGTTCTTTAGCTGCCTCCTCATTCATCAACAGTCCACCTGCCTCTTCATACTCACGTAGAAATTCCTCCTGGGTAACGACCGGCTGACCATAGGGACTACCCGGCAAGCTCGCCCACTCTTTATTGCACTTCAACACCGCTGTACTGATACGGCCTTCGACAACGTCCTCGAGCGCCTTTCGTCCTGCTATCAAAGCTATAGCAGCCAGGTCTTGCGTCGGTGGTTCAAAGTTGATGAATCCATATTCGCTGCATAAGCCGAGCCAAGTTTTCTCGAGAATTTGATAGGCTCCTGCCGCAGTGGACGTAAGTCTTTTACCGTTCCGAAGCGTGACCGTTGTGCGAATGCGTGGGTGGTCTTGGAAGTCATCAAATGTGCCGTAGGTACCGTCTACCCCAAGAAACAGACGCCCACCAAACAGGGTCCGATAACCGTCCTCACCCTGCGTGCCCTCACCATAGCGTAGCGCCCAAAGGAACGCGCGGACGTTCCTTTTGACGATGTAGTCGGTGAGCGTGATCGACATCAATAGAACTTCGACTTCTTCGGCGGCTTGTAGTCCGGCCGGTGTGGAACAACCCACAGCATCTTATGCCACATGGCAAGACAGTAGAGCGCAAGAGCGATTGAAATCCACAACGCATCGGGTTGAATCGTTTCGCGGATGAACACGTAATACGCCCGCGAGATTGAGCCCAGGCTCACACCGGCCAGCGCGACGACTTCCATGATCGTCTTGCGCACGTAACCGGAGAAGCTGGCAATAAGAGCCGTGATGCTAACGAAGAACCAGCAGAACGCAGAGAGATGCGTGATGTCGAATTCGAAGTCCATTTACTTGTCCCTTGGCTTGCGAAGCCACGCATCAAGAAAGTCTCGAATAGCTGTTGTCGACTGCATCCATTCCCACACGCGACTGAGCACCGACATACCGAACAGGCCTAGCAAGAAGCCTGCAAGCCCTATCGGCAACGCGAGCCACTGCGCGGTCCAATCCATAGCGTAGAAAGAAAAGAATGCGCCGCCTATAACCATGATCACACGTTGCCAAAGCGTCCCACTCACGAATCGCATCGAAGCAAGCGCTCCTGCCACACCGGACAAGTGAACCATCAATTGCTGGATGTCCCACATCGCGACTCAATCATCCAGGCGGTATGTTGACCGACATTGTCTTCGTGTCGGACAACGTGCCGTCGGTGGCGACGACTGTGATCGTGTCGCCACCTAGATAGTAGTCGTCGGCATCATAGTACATCGAGTCCAACGAATAGTTTATCTGTTGCATGTTGCCAGTGAAGACGATGGTCTTTGTACCAGCGCCGGTGATTGTTGAACGGCCTCTGTACGTCTCCCAGAAGCCCAAGGCTTGATTCCTGATATAACCGATCCAGTCCCAATAGAACGCCCCATCTAGTTCTGTGCTGTATACACTTGCACCGCGCCAAGTTGGCTGAGTGTTTTTGCAGGTGGTGACTTCACGTGTGCATTCTGCGACGGTTAGATTGTCTGTGTAGTTATAGTTCGTGGTGAAGCTAAGCATCATCTTAGAGTACGGTATACCTGTCTGCGCTGCGAAATCAAGTCCGCGACTAGAGCATGCGCCTGCGACCTTGAATCCAGCCCATTCAATGTATAGACCTTGGCACAGCGTCAAACAACCAGCGTCATTCAACGCCTTCGCTAATGCACGATGCCCGGAGATATACGAGTCGATCACATCGTACGTATACACAATCATGAACGTAGGGCCAAAGATTACTCTTAACTGTTGCACGATATAGATTGCTTCAGTGCTTAGGTTATATCCAATCAAGTTGCCGATATAGTTCCGGAAGTCGATGCCGTCCACGCCGCCCAATGAATTGATGAAAGGTATGATTGAGTTCAGCAAGTTATTGGATTGGGCGCGCGTTGTGTAGTTGAAACCAAATCCCTGCCAACCAATAACTAGAATAATCTTTTGTCCACGCGCACGCACAAACTGAACATCGGCCGGTGAAGGCCATCCAGGCCAAGGCCACGACACCGCGCCATTGTCCGTACCATTTCCGGAATTGCGCATCATGACAAGACTAATGAAGTTGTAGTCCGTGTGTATATTCTTGATGTTCTGTCCGCCGGCTCCATACCAATAACCGCCAGTAGCTCTAGACGGAAGACCGTCAGCTAAGATAGTAGGCCCGGTGCCTTGATCGTCCGACGTGAACACACCACGATTCGATGACATCGTGACTTGAAGATTAGGTTTATACGCTGCAGCAAGCTGGACTCTTCTATCGTTGCCTGCGCCTGCGTTATAGAAGTGATATTTAACACCGGGATTCGAAGACACTGAAAACACTGATTGAAGCGGCGCTCCCACAGAGAGCGTCGGGCCAAGAGCAACAGGCGACGATTGAACTGTGATGGCGATCGTGTCGGTGTCAGTCAGTACACCGTCACTGGTCACCAGCCTTATGCTGGCTGGTCCTGAGTAAGCAGGAGTCGGCTGAAAGATCAAAGTAGCCAGGGCCGCGTTAATCTGCACTTGCGGTCCCGAGATCGTCATCAGAGCCGTCGTATTGCCGGTGATTGTGGCTGAACCAGCAGCCGCCGACACGCTGATTGTTCCGTTCGTTGCCGTCAGCGTAACACTAAGATTTTCCGTATCGGAATCATACACAGTAATGTTGTCGCTCGATAAATTGAGCGCTGTCTGAAAACCCGTTGTCTTCGTGGAAGGCACATAGTTTTGAGGTGCTTGTGCCACAGGTGGAGGTGCCGTACCGGACACAACAATGCTAAACGAATCCTCATCCACATTGAGACCGTCGCTTGTGCGCAACGTCACTGTTGCCGTGCCACTGAAGCCGGATGCCGGTGCTATACGCATGCCATTCATTGCACGGTTTACGTTTTCAGGCGAACCAACAATCAGCACTTTAGATGTCCCGTTATTCGAAATCATCACGCCCTGATGTGGACTTGCAGCAATCGTCATACCATTAGATGCAGTGAGTGTTGCGGTGACGATTGGCGTATCTACATCGCCGACCTTGACCTGATTACCGCCTACATCCGAGAATAGCTTAGCTGTGTCGAGAAAGGTTGTTTGTGCTGCTGGCACGGTGTTGATCGGTGGCGCGTTCTCAGGAATGCCCGTCGGAGGCAACCTAAGCGCCGAGGTAGCAAAAAGACGACGAGACATAACCTGGCTCCTATGTACCGGACATTCTGAAAATGCGAAAACCAATACCGTCACTGGATATGATTGCCGCGTTCCCTAATGAAATCGTCTTTGATGTCGATGTCCCTGTCGTATCTATGAAAGTGGCAACACCGGCGACGCTCACCGTAACGACGCCACCAGATACAGCATAGATGATCATAGAAAAACCATCGACCAGACACTCGGGATGAAACGTGATGGTGATGGTAGCACCTCTACAATCAGCGCAGCACCCATTGTCTGCCAGGCGCATCTGCCTGCTAACAGTAACGTCTGAGCCAGGTGAATCTGGGTCCGCCGAATCAGTACGTACACGCGGAACGCCGGTGTTGTAAAGATCGTTCAGCCTGTCGATGTAATTCTTCATGCCGTAGTCAAACGGGCGCAGGGTAGTAGGCATCACATTTCCTCTATCGTTAATCTGGAGGCGTACACATCGTAATTGGGTTGAGATAGCGCAGCGTTGTCCGTAA